GGTAATTGCCAAAGCAAGATCATATAACAAGGAGATAAAAATGGCATTTCAGATTTCTCCAGGCGTAAATGTTTCCGAAGTCGACCTAACTACTGTCGTACCTGCGGTTTCAACTACGGCCGGTGCATTTGCTGGACCCTTTCAATGGGGACCAGCAAATAAAATCACATTAGTAACCACAGAATCGGATTTAGCTAATAAGTTTGGAAAACCAGATTCAAATACTGCGACCTCTTTCTTTTCAGCAGCAAACTTTTTAGCGTATGGTAATAATCTTCAATTGGTTCGTGCAGCTAATACACTCTCATACAATTCAACATCAAACACCACTTCACCTCTTCAGATAGCAAGTGAGGATGTTTATGATGTTAACTATATCGCCGACTCAAATACTATTGCATTTGTCGCAAAATATCCTGGAGAGCTAGGCAACTCTTTAAAAGTTTCAGTGTGTCCATCAAGTGCAGCTTTTTCAGCTTGGACATATAAATCTTATTTCCCAGCAGCACCAAACACTTCTAGCTATGTTGCTTCGGTTGGTGGTGCTTTTGACCAGATGCACGTTGTCGTTGTTGACGAAGATGGTTTGTTTACAGGTACAAAAGGTTCCATTCTAGAAACATATCCATTCGTTTCAAAAGCTTCTGATGGTGTAAACGATGATGGTTCAAGTTCTTACTATAGAACGGTTATAAGAAACCAATCAGAATATATCTATGCTCTTGGTCCAATTGATCCTGCAACCACTTCTGCAACATGGGGAACAAGTGCTGCAAATAAATCTTTTGCAGTTCCTGCCACAGCAAATACAATTTCATTAGCTGGTGCTACAACAAATGGATTAACAACCGGCGATACAACAACGGCTTATTCTTATTTTACCAATCCAGACGTTGTTGATATTTCTTTAGTTGTCACAGGTGACGCAAGCGTAACCGTACAGCAATATGTAATTGACAATATTGTTTCAGCAAGAAAAGATTGTATAGCATTTGTTTCACCTCTACAGTCTTATGTTGTTGGAAATACTGCCCCCGCAACAGGCGTCACAGACTGGGTTTCTTTACTTTCAAGAACAACAACATATGCTGTTGCGGATTCTGGTTGGAAATATCAATACGACAAATATAACAATCTTTATCGTTGGTTGCCATTAAATGCCGACATTGCTGGTCTTTGTGTTAGAACAGATCAGACAAATGATCCTTGGTTCTCACCCGCTGGCGTTAATCGTGGTGCGATCAAGAATGTTGTTAAACTTGCTTGGAATCCAAATCAAGCACAAAGAGATGCAATTTATTCTGTTGGTGCAAATCCTGTCGTTTCTATGCCAGGACAAGGCACAGTTCTGTATGGTGATAAGACACTGATAACCCAGCCTTCAGCATTTAGTAGAATCAATGTCCGTAGATTGTTTATCGTTCTCGAAAAAGCAATTTCAACAGCAGCAAAATACTCACTGTTTGAACTGAATGATGAGTTCACAAGAGCACAGTTTGTTGCAATTGTTGAACCTTTCTTGCGTGACGTAAAAGGTCGCCGTGGTATCTACGACTACAGAGTTGTTTGCGATACAACAAATAATACTCCTGCCGTCATTGATGCTAATAGATTTGTTGGTGATATCTACATCAAGCCTGCTCGCTCAATCAATTATATTCAATTGAACTTTGTTGCAGTTAGAACAGGTGTAAGCTTTAGTGAAATCGTTGGTGCAGTCTAATAAATATTAAGAAATAGGAGAAAACAATGGCTTTCAATGTAACAGAATTTAGAGCTAATCTCGTAGGAGATGGTGCTCGTCCAAATCTGTTCCAAGTCAATATGACTTTTCCAACATTTTCACTCGACGCCACTAGTTCAGCACAAGCATTGACTTTCTTGTGTAAGAGCGCACAGTTGCCAGGTTCAACACTTGGCACTGTTCCTCTGTTCTACTTTGGTCGTGAACTGAAATTTGCTGGTAACAGAAACTTTGCAGATTGGACGATTACAATCATCAATGACGAAAACTTTAAAGTTCGTAAAGCTTTTGAATCATGGATGAACGGTATTAATTCACACGCTGCAAACCTTAGAAACGGAACAGCATTGTCACCAACAGGTTATTCAGTTGACGCAAGAGTTAATCAGTACGACAAAGGCGGAAACATTATCAAAGCATATAACTTTATTGGTGCTTTCCCCGTTGATCTTTCGCCAATCGATTTAGATTGGGGTTCAAATGACGCTATTGAAGAGTTCTCAGTTACACTAGCGTATCAGTGGTGGGAAACGGATACAACTTCTTGATATAAGGGGCGAAAGCCCCTTAATTATGTTTATTTTGAATAGGAAAAATCAATGGCTCTGAACTTATTTGGTTTTCAGATATCCAGGCAAAAGACTGAGACACAACAACAGTCTGAGAAAACTTTTGCCATCCCGGCAAACGAGGATGGTGCTCTTACTATTTCCGCTGCCGCTTACTATGGAACGTATGTTGATCTAGACGGTACAGCAAAAAACGAAGTTGAATTAATTTCACGTTATCGTGAAATGGCTATGCAGCCAGAAATTGAATCTGCGATTGATGACATTGTAAATGAAGCGATTGTTCAAAATGATAATGGTCAATCGATTCGTGTGATCATGGACGATTTAAAACAACCAGAAAGAATCAAAAAAGCAATTGAAGAAGAATTCAAAATCATTCTTCGTATTTTAAATTATCAGAACATGGGAACGGATATTTTCCGTAGATTCTATGTTGATGGTAGATTATTTTACCACATCATTATTGATGAAAATAATCCAACTCAGGGTATCAAGGCACTTCGTTACATTGATCCCAGAAAGATTCGTAAAGTCAGAGAAGTTAAAAAAGAAAAAGATAGTATCACTGCAACAGATGTTGTTTCTACCGTCAATGAATACTACATTTACAACGATAAAGTAGTTTCTGGCACTTCTTCAAGTTACGGTCCCGTTGGTGTTCGAATAGCAAAAGATTCCATCATTAATATCAATTCAGGTTTGATGGACTCTCGTCGTGCAGTTGTGTTATCATATCTACACAAGGCAATCAAACCTCTTAATCAGTTGCGTATGATTGAAGATGCAACTGTTATTTACCGAATCTCTAGAGCACCAGAGCGCAGAATATTTTACATTGACGTTGGTAATTTACCTAAATTAAAAGCAGAACAATATCTTCGTGATATTATGGTCAAGTATAAGAACAAACTTGTCTATGATGCACAGACAGGTGAAGTTCGTGATGACCGTAAATTCCTCTCAATGATGGAAGACTTTTGGCTGCCTCGTAGAGAAGGCGGTAAAGGTACAGAAATCACTACATTGCCTGGTGGGCAAAACCTTGGTGAATTAGAAGATGTAAAGTATTTCGAGAAGAAACTCTACAAGGCACTGAACGTTCCTATTTCTCGTTTAGATCCAAATCAAACAGGATTCTCTCTTGGTAGAGTCGGTGAAATTACTCGTGACGAAGTTAAATTTTCTAAGTTTGTCGACCGTCAGCGTCAAAAGTTTGCAGAGATTTTTGATCAGGCTCTTCGTGTTCAATGTGTGCTTAAGGGCATTTGTACAGCAGATGAGTTTGATGAATTCAAAGAAAATATTTACTACGACTTCTTAAAAGACAACAACTTTGCAGAACTTAAAGAAGCCGAACTTGTTCGTGAGAGATTATCACTTCTTGGATCAGTTGATCCATATGTTGGGCGGTACTACTCAATGGAATGGATTCAAAGAAATGTCTTACGCATGACAGACAAAGATATTGAACAAATGCGTGAGCAGATTGATGCAGAAAAGGCCGCTGGTCTAATTATGGACCCGATGCAAATTGCACAACAAGGTCAAGCGGAACTTGCGGCAGATACAGCGGGAGCAAAAGTTGATAATGCTCCAACGACAACACCAGTTTCAAACGTATCACCTGAATCAGGAGATACGGCTGATAACAGACCAGTTAAAGGTGATTTATCATTGAAAGAGTCATACTCACCTGCTTTGCGTATGCTAAGTAGAGTGGTATAAATATTTAATATTATTGGAGAAAATTATGCCAGATGAAAATATTCAAGCTATGGTTGACAATGCTTTCTCAGACAATCCATCTGAAATGAAAGCTGCCTTTTATAATGCGATTAATGATAGGGTTTTTGATGCCCTACAACAAAGAAAACAAGAGATGGCAAAAAACTTTATCACACAATATGATACAGAGGAAGAAGAAACAGAAGAACCGTCAGAGGAACAGGAAGAACAGGACGAGACAACAGAACAATAAGATGAAAAGCTTAAAAGATTTTATACGGACAGAGATACAAGAAGGCGGTTCTCCCGATACCGATGGGGACGGTTTGCTTTCTCCATCTGAATTACATCAGCACCTCGATATTCAAAAAAGAGGTAAAGTAGATTTAGGTGATTATGCCGCTCATATAATGTTTCATGCTCATCATCCAGAATATCTTGCTCACGTTGTTCCTACATTTAATGATGTTCAAAGGAGACATGCAGAAGGTCAAGAGATGTGTGAGCATGATCCTGTTATGAAAAAACTAAAATCAAATGCAGCATTAGTTGCAACAGATTATCCCATTTATGAAGGTAGAGAAGCTACTCATACAGAAGAAGATCCACCTGCTATGCTTGTAATGAGAAGAAAGTCTATTCGTCTGTTTCCAAATGGACAAAAAGTTGCACTATATTACATAGATAAATTAAACAAGTACGTTTCTATACCTTATTCTGGTATAATGACCGTTGTGCCAGAAGAAACAGTATTTGATAGAGTCAAAAATGTTAAAGAAACGAAGCAATCAGTTGTAGTTGAACACTTAGATGGAACTACGTCTGAAGTGACGCCACAAGTTGCACACAGTATAATGAATCTCTATAAAAAAATCAATGAAACCAATAGAGAAAAACTGGCAGACATGCTTGAGGCAAGTGCAAAACATTTTCAAACTATAGTTAAGTTTTCCAAGGAATAAAAATGGCAAACCAATATTCATATCAAGTTTTAAAAGATGACACACAGCATGCAGTTATTAAACTAACAGCAGCCTTTGATGGTTCCGGACAAGAAGATAACGTTTATAGAATTCAAGCCAACACTCTGTATGGCGCACTTGCAACAAATGGATTTCCAGTTGCTAATGTGTACGGTGGAGCAGCAAACACTCCACTTTCATATTATGGGCTAACTGTAAATAGAATTTGGTATGATACATATGGCACATCGGGAACCGTTCAATTGTATTGGGCCAATACACAGTCTGCAAATGCAAATAGTGGTGTACCTCTTTTCTTTTTACATGGAAATGGTGAATATGACGGAGAAGGTAATTGGATAACTGTAAAAAATCCTTCTGTTGGAGCTAATAATAATGGTGATATTGGAATTGTTACTGGAGGCCAAATAGCAAATTCTAGTTATACTATAATTTTAGAACTCAGAAAAGATAACGCATACTATCAGCGTGGCCAGTTCAATGATCCAGCAGCATTTAACTATGGTGCATACTCTCTGAAGCCATAATGTCTTACATCAGAGAAAGAATAGAAAAAATATTTGAAAGGAAGTTGCTTGAATTAAATGAGAGCAACATCCAAAAATTTGGTAGAACAAAATTAATTAAAGTAAGAGTGCGTGGCGGCAAAGTACAAAGGCGTAAAAAGTTTTCTTCTGTACCTGGATATACGATTAGAGGTGGTAGAGTTGTAAGAATGTCACCCCTTGAAATGAGAAGAAGAAAAATGGGTGCGAGAAGAGCTAAAATAAAAAGAAGAGGCAAGTTAAGTGCCATTCTGAGAAAAAGAAAAATGTCTCTTAGAAAAAGAGCAGCAATGGGGGTAAGATGAAACTTATTAAAGAAATTACCGAAACCGTCAATATCTTAACAGAAGAAAAGGACGGTAAAAAAACTCTATTCATTGAGGGGCCTTTCCTCGTTGCAGAGAGACAAAACAAAAACAAAAGATTGTATGAGTACAACACTCTAAAAAAAGAAGTTGAACGATATACACAAGAGTACATCAACAAGAACCGCGCTTTTGGTGAACTAGGTCATCCTGATACACCAACAATCAATCTTGATCGCGTATCTCACATGGTTACTGGGCTTCGTGAAGATGGTACGCAATGGGTTGGTAAGGCAAAGATTCTTGATACACCTATGGGCAATATTGCAAGAAGTCTGATTGAGGGTGGAGCATGTCTTGGTGTTTCATCAAGAGGCATGGGATCACTTAAAATGGTCAATGGTGTTAATGTTGTGCAACCAGATTTTTATCTCGCCACAGCGGCAGATATTGTGGCCGATCCTTCTGCACCTGGTGCTTTTGTTCAGGGCATTATGGAGGGCAAAGAATGGATGTTAGTAGATGGTAAATGGACTGAAGTTCATCTTCAAGAAGCAAAGCAACAAATCAAAAAAGCTTCAAGAAAACAAATTGAGCAAGTAAGTCTACAAATCTTCGAAAACTTCATTAAAAAATTATAATATTATAAATATTCCACATATAACCATAGGAGATTTCTAAATGGTTAAGAAGTTTAATCTTTCTGAAGCTGCCGCTGAAATTCTGAACAAAAGTGTCAGCAGCGCAAGAACAAAACAAGATGGCCCAAGCCGTCTTCCAACATCTGTCGTTGCTGGTCAAAAAGAAGTTGGCGACATTGGTACTGAAGTTACAAAAACAACCGATGCAGGTCCAGATGCATCTAAAGGTGTTGCAACAGCAACTCCACCTGGCGCAACACCACCTGTTGGAGCCGAGCCAATGAAGAAACTAAAAGGGCAACCTGCCGAACAAGGTTCAGTCGAGCATCCAGAAGGAAAACCTGGGCGCCAGATGATGGACAAAAACAAAGGTGCCACATTTGAAACCTATCATGAAGAAACTGAAGAAGATGAAGATGCTTTAGTTGCTGAAGCTGAAGATAAAGAAGAAGGACATGAAGATGAGAAAGAAGACAAAGCTCTCATCAAGAAAATGGTTAAGAAAACATCAATGAAAGAAGACATCGATGCACTGATGCAAGGTGAAAGTCTTTCAGAAGAGTTCGTTCAAAAAGCTACCACAATTTTCGAAGCAGCAGTCATGTCTCGCGTTGAATCAATTGTTGAAGAAATCGAAGCAGAATATGAACAGCAATTTGATGCAGCAATCACTGAACTCAAAGAAGATTTTGCAGCTAAGATTGATGACTATCTGAATTATGTCGTTCAGGAGTGGATGGAAGAAAATCAACTTGCAATCGAATCTGGTTTGAAATCAGAAATCGTTGAAGACTTTATGGTCGGTTTACATAAGTTATTTACCGAACATTATATCGATCTGCCAGAAGAGAAAGTTGATGCTGTCGAAGAGTTGGCTGGTAAAGTTGAAGAACTTGAAGGTGAACTTAATGAACAAATCCACACAGCAATCGAATTGAAAAAAGAACTTAACGAATACAAAAAAATTCAGGCCGTGCAAGCAGTTTGCGAAGGCCTAACGCAGACTCAGGTAGAAAAACTTAAATCACTCGCAGAGAGTATTGAGTTTACTTCTGAGGAAGATTTCACAGAAAAACTTAGCACACTGAAAGAGGCATATGCTCCTTCAACTGTTAAGGCTGCTGAAAAGTCTGCCCTGGAAGAAGGCGTCGAAATTCCAGAAGATAAGCCAACGAAAGTTTCGGCTGATCCTCTCGTAGACGCTGTTGCAAAAACAATCTCAAAATCGGTATTAAAATAAATAATACCATATTAACTAATAGGAGTTATTTAAATGTATCTATCTGAAGAACTTCAAGCAAAGTGGAAACCAGTTCTTGAGCATCCAGAACTTGATTCCATCAAAGACCCATATCGTAAAGCCGTCACCGCCATGGTTCTTGAGAACCAATCTCAAGCAATGGCATCAGACCGCGCTCAGATGGGAATGCTGAACGAAAACACACTTGGACCATCAAACGTTACTGGTGCTGGTGTTCAGAACTTCGATCCAATTCTTATCAGCCTGGTTCGTCGTGCTCTTCCTAACCTGATCGCTTATGACGTTGCTGGCGTTCAGCCAATGACTGGTCCAACAGGACTGATCTTCGCAATGCGCGCACGTTATGGTCAGAATCAAGTCAGCGGAACTGAAGCTTTCTACAACGAAGCTAATACACAGTTTGCTGGTATCGGTTCAGACACAAATCGTTTCGGTTTTGCTAACAACACCACTGGTGACACAATCACCAATCCAGTTGGTAACGGCTTCACAACAGCCAATACCTTCACAACTGGTATTGGTATGCCAACTGCTACTGCTGAATTCTTGGGCTCAGACAATAATACAGCATTTCAGCAAATGGCATTCTCAATTGAGAAAGTCACTGTTACTGCACAAAGCCGTGCGCTGAAAGCAGAATACTCGTTAGAACTTGCACAAGACCTGAAAGCAATTCATGGTCTGGATGCTGAGACAGAGCTGTCAAACATTCTGTCAACAGAAATTCTGGCAGAGATTAACCGTGAAGTTATCCGTACAATCTACACTGTTGCTAAGAACGGTGCTCAGTATGGTACAACAACTCCTGGTGTTTTCGACCTTGATACCGATTCAAATGGCCGTTGGTCAGTTGAGCGTTTCAAGGGCCTGATTTTCCAAATCGAGCGCGATGCTAACGTTATTGCTAAAGAGACTCGTCGTGGCAAAGGTAACGTTCTGATTGTTTCTTCAGACGTTGCTTCCGCAATGGCTATGGCTGGTGTTCTTCAGTACACACCTGCTCTGTCTGCTGATCTGCAAGTTGACGATACTGGCAACACATTTGCTGGTCTGCTGCATGGACGTATCAAGGTCTACATCGACCCATACTTCGGCGGCTACACAAGCAATCAAGAGCTTGTCACAATCGGTTATAAGGGTTCTTCACCTTATGACGCTGGTCTGTTCTACTGCCCATACGTTCCTCTCCAGATGGTTCGTGCAGTCGATCAGTACACATTCCAGCCAAAGATTGGATTCAAGACTCGTTACGGCATGGTTGCAAACCCATTCGCAGGCGGTCCAAACGCCGATCTGGGTCAGCTTTACTCGAAGCGCAACACATACTACCGTATCTTCCGTGTCGCAAATCTGATGTAATTGTAGTACAGATAAAACCACCGTCTAAGAGTGGTCTTTCAGAGGAGCCTTCGGGCTCCTCTTTTTTTATTCCTAAATAAGGAATAAGGAGAAAACTATGAGTGGATTAATTAATAAACCAAAAAACACAAATTTATTACAGCCCACCAAATACTCTGTTATTTTTCCAGAAATATCTGACACGATATATTTTTGCCAAAAAGTAAATTTGCCAGGCGTACAGTTAACAGAGATTCCACATGTAACCCCAAATTTGGATTTATTCGTACCTAGCACAAAGATGATTTATGGTACTTTTGATATTGAATTTCTGGTCAATGAAGATTTATCGTCTTGGTTAAATGTTCATAACTGGATTCGTGGTATAACAACAGATATGGCATACAGGACTAATCCTAAAACACAAGCGATATTGACGATATTTTCAAATCAAAATAATCCAAGAATTAGAATTAAATTTATAGATGTATTTCCACTTTCTCTTGGTGATATTGATTTCGATACCACTCTTTCCGCTGAAGAACACCTTTC